TTGCAGAGGTTGACGAAAATCCGCTTGTATTACCTAAATTGGTTAAAAAATTACTCGGTCCACAAGCTGAAGATTTAAAAGAACATGTTCGAGATGAAAATGGACTGGTACCTCTTAACAGACTGATGGCTGAAATTGAAGAGATCTTTAATAGCAAAACATCGTTAAAAAACTAACTATCCTTGCCGGAATGATAAAGGCTGATGAAGATGCGTTGATTTGTGATTTGGCTGAAACATACCATATTTATGATTATAGGCAGTTACCAGCTCTTAAGGTAGCTGTCTTTTCTATTGGTTTAAGAAATGATTCGAGAATCAAGATGAAATTGTCTAATCAGAAAGTATCAACGGAAACACTACTTTTGGCTGGCATTTTTGATAGACTGTCTATTTTAGCTTGGTTTAAGACAGCAGATGGTCAGAAAGGAACGAATAGACCAGAATCAATTGTGGAACAATTGACAGCAGAACCACAAGAACGCAAAGAAATGGTATTTACTTCTGGTGAGGAGTTTGAGAGAGCAAGAAAAGAAATTTTAGAAAAGATTGGAGGTGAACATTAGTGGCAACAGAATTAGGACAGGCTTATGTGCAGATTATGCCATCGGCAAAAGGTATCAGCGGCTCTATTCAAAGTGCATTGGCTCCTGAAGCAACTGCAGCAGGAAATAGTGCTGGGTTAGCCCTTGGTTCTAATCTTGCTAAAACTGTAAAACGTATTATTACTGCTGCAGGAATTGGTAAAGCTTTTTCAGCTACTATCAATGAAGGAGCTGCCCTTCAACAATCGCTTGGAGGAATTGAAACACTCTTTAAAGGTTCGGCTGACAAGGTTAAAGCCTACGCCAATGAAGCTTATCGGACAACAGGATTGTCAGCCAATACCTACATGGAGAATGTCACTGGTTTTAGTGCTAGTTTGCTTCAATCTTTAGGTGGAGATACCAATAAAGCAGCAGAAATAGCAAATATGGCTATGGTGGATATGTCTGATAATGCAAATAAGATGGGTACATCCATGGATCGTATCCAAGACGCCTATCAAGGATTCGCCAAACAAAACTATACCATGCTAGATAACCTTAAACTTGGTTATGGTGGTACTAAAACAGAAATGGAACGCTTACTGGTAGATGCTACTAAACTAACCGGTGTTAAATATGACATCAACAATCTTTCTGATGTTTATCAAGCGATTCATGCGATTCAAGGGAAACTGGATATTACTGGCACAACCGCGAAAGAAGCAGCAACTACTTTTAGTGGTTCTTTTGCTTCTATGAAAGCGGCAGCTCAAAATGTTCTGGGGAAATTGGCTCTTGGTGAAGATATTATGCCTTCGTTGAAAGCTCTGGCGGAGACGACATCAACATTTCTTTTTAAAAACTTCATTCCGATGGTTGGAAATATCCTGCGGGGCTTACCGACTGTCATCGGGACAGTTTTGAAAGAGGGAATTGCTGCAATCTTTGGTGATGGAATTGCTAAAAGTATCACTGATAAAATTTATAACATCTATGCTAATGTTAGTGGTGTTCTCAATGCACTATCTGATATGATCTTTGGTTCCGGAAACAAAGCAGACAACAAAGACTTTTTAAAAAGCTATCTTGGACTTGATGAGAAGCTAGCTTCTAGAATTGTTAATATCGGTGAAAATATCCGTGTGACTTTCGTGAATATTGGATCTACTATTGGGGATATAGCTGGTATCATCGGTAGCTTTGTCAGTGATTTGTTAGGTATAGCCGGTAGTGAGAAAAGTGTAAATGCTATTGGTTCTGAGTTTGAATCTGTTACAGGTTTCATCAAGTCAGCTTCTGGCGCAATTAAGAATTTTACAACTTGGCTTAAAAGTAATGAAACGGCAATGGCTGTGCTCAAGTCAACGATGGCAGGTTTATTAGCAGGATTTTTAGCATTTAAAACTGTAGCTACGATTAAAGCTATTATTTCTGGTTTTACTGTAGCTATTAGTGCAGCTAAAGTGGCTGTTTTGGCCTTTAATGCTGCTATAGTAGCAAATCCAATCGGTGCTATAGCAGCTGCAATTGCTGCTGTTGTAACTGGTTTAGTTTGGTTCTTTACTCAAACTAAAATCGGCAAAAAAATTTGGTCTGGATTCGTGAGTTGGATTAAGCAAGCATGGCAAGGAATTGCTGATTTCTTTGTTGGTATCTGGTCTGGTATTTCTGATGGTGCGAAGAACCTTTGGAATGGCGTGACTGACACATGGAATGCAGTAGTTGATACGATTAAAAATGCATGGAATGGGATTGTAGAGTTCTTCTCGAATCTTTGGTCTGGTATCACATCAGGTGTTAGTGCTGCATGGACTGCAATAACGCAGACTATCATGACAATCGTTCAGCCATTCATTGACGGCTTTATAAATATTTGGAACGGCATAAAAGATGGACTTTCTCAGATGTGGGAAGGTGTTAAGATGATTTTTCAAGGAGCATGGGATTTCATCAAATCCATTGTATTAGGGGCTGTTTTGATCGTACTTGATATTATTACAGGAAATTTTGGGAAACTTGGCGAAGATCTGGGATTAATTTGGCAAGGTATTTCAGATGCTGTGAGTACGATTTGGGAAGGCATAAAAACCTATTTTATGGGTGTTGTGAGTGCAATTGTTGGATATGGTCAATCCGTATTTGAGAACTTTTCAAATGCTTTAGCTGCTATCTGGGATTTTATCAAAAATACAGCTTCTGTAGCATGGGAATGGATAAAAACTACTATATCAAATCTGATAACTGGATTAGTACAGGGAGCTCAAAATATCTTGAATGGATTTATGAGCTTCTTGTCTAGTTTATGGAATGCTATTACTTCTGTTGCTGTTGGGGCATGGAATGGTCTAAAATCTTCTGTACAAGCCATCATAAATGGAATTGTGCAAGGTGCTCAGAATGCTTGGAACAGCATGAAACAGGGTGTTTCAAATTTGGTATCTGGAATTGCTAATATTTTCAATGGTTTACGTAACATTAATCTTTGGAGTGCCGGTCGAGCTATTCTAGATGGTTTTCTTGGCGGTTTAAAATCTGCTTGGCAAGGTGTGACTGACTTTGTCGGTGGAATTGCAGGCTGGATTCGCGATCATAAAGGTCCAATCGAATACGACCGCAAACTTTTGATTCCAGCCGGTCGAGCTATTATGAATGGTTTAGATGAGGGATTACGAAATCAATTTAAATCAGTTAAATCAACTGTTGGCAATATGGCTGGAGAGATTACTGATAGTTTAGAGGATCAACCTTTATCTATTGGCTTATCTGGCTTTGAATCTGTGAATCCACAAATGGATGTGTCAAATGCTATTTTAACAACTAAGATGGCTAATGTAGCACAACCTCAAAGCAGAGAGATTGAGTTACTAAGTATTATTGCTAAGTTGGCAAATCGTCCTACTATTGTCTCTCAAGAACTTGATAAGAGAGAAATTTCAAGAATAATAGCAGAGCCAGTTGCTGAAGAGCAAGCAAGAAAACAGGCTATTTTAAATGCTGTAGATGGATTGGGGTGGCAAATGAATTGATAAAAGTATATTTTAATGATGTTGAATTAACAAAATGGATCACTGTTTTAGATGGATTTACTGCCTTGGGCGGTGCAGACTATGATCCGACTTTCCATAACTATCCAATACTTAATGGATCGGAATTTATCAAGACTCGCAAGAAGTTGAAGAAGATTCCTGTGCCGTTTTATGTAAAATATGAAGGTGTGGCTGACTATGATGCACTGCAGACGAGTCTCAATGTGGACGAGCCGAAAAAGCTGACTTTCAGTCATTTGCCTGATCGTGTTTTTTACGCTATTCCGAGCGGGGATCTTGATTTTAAAGAAATCAAGTTCAGCGGCAAAGGGACAATTAATTTTTCGATTGTGGATGGTTTGGCACATTCCAAGAATCCGCGCTATTTTGAGTTTAAGAAAAATGAACAAGGCATTTTAGAAGCCGAGATTGAAAACAACGGCAGTGAAGAAATTCCAGTGAATTACAGAATTAAACTCAAACGAGAATCAGGTTTTGTTGGCATTACTAGTCGATATGGAGCAATGCAGTTTGGAAAAATCGAAGAAACTGATTCAGTTGAGGACAAAAAGAATGTCTTGCTGTCCGCAAATGGAACGGGTGATTTTAGCAACTGGACAGACGGTACTATTTTTTACGAAAATAAGAACAAAAAAGTTGTTACGAAAATGACTGCAGACAAAAATCTTGGTGGTCGTTTGGGAGTGCTGTCTGCAGATTTTACAAACACAGCTGACGGAGCTTGCTTTGGAGCGGTCAAAGAGTTGAATCTGCCTCAACAAGCTAAAGACTGGTATATTTGGGCTCGTGCTTGGTTTGAGACTGGCTATGTTAGTCAGACGGGGGCATGGTGCTTGTCAGTTGTAGACAGCGACAATCATTTTATAGCTGGCATGGCGATTGAAAAAAGCGAACGAACACGCAATAAAGCACTAGTTGTATTCCTTATGGGAGATGGAGCCGGTGGCAGTCGAGTTGTAAAATCCATTGAGTTTTCGCCAACTCTTTGGGT